TCTGCATGGAGAAGATGGAGGTCTTCACCGCTTTGGTTTCCGCGTCTTTGGCTTCAGTACTGGTGAACAGTCCATTTACCCAGCTGCCGATCGCGTTGGTTGCAGATCCAATCGCGCTGGTCGTCTGCTGAGTGGTCTGCCCCAGACCGGAGACCGAGCTGGAGGTCTCTTTCGTCGCCTCACCCACGCTCTTATCGCCGTTGACCGCATTCATCCGGACGCCCTGGTTGGCAACCGCT